GTTCCTCTTTCTCCAGTTGCTCTTCAGTGGTACTATACATATTACCTTGAAGAAGGAAAGGTTCCCCTCCGGTGACCTGAGATTTCACAACCTCCTCACCTTCAGGGATCTTTTTCCTAGTAGCAACTTCTGATGTAAAATACTCCCCATCACGCTCTCGCTCATGGATTTGATAGACATAGTCGTATCCACCTTTAGCCGCTTTCACAGCCTCAGGTATGACAACCTTAGTCTTCTTCTTATCCTTCTTGGTGATAGTATAATAGAGAGTACCTGCCGTAACACTCAAACCAAGAACCTGAATAACAATCTTAACACCCTTAGAAAGCTCTCGCCATCGTTTGGGTGCAGTTGATATCTGATTAATGATTCCAACAACACGTACATATGCGGCTTCTGGAAGAAACCATGTGCACGCTTGGTACACATAATATCGCATGCATTGGAATTTGAGTAATTGTCCCAACAGCCATAAATGCCAGCTCCAAGAAAATTGCCATAAATACAATCTAACGTACCATCCCCAAATAATCTTGAGGAAATCCAATAGGCAATCCCATATGCATTTCTGCAATGAATTTCTGTTTCGTGCTGGCCAATTGGCCTCGGGCGGCAGTGATGATTGATCTTGCTCATCGGCTTGAACAGTCATGCACCCGCACACATACGCGGGTTTATGATGTTCTCTACAGACTGAGATATCCTTCATATATGAATCACAAGTCATAGCTTTCTTCTGTACTCTTTCATACTCTAGAACAGCATCACTGTAATCTGTCAAGAATTCGTTGATATCATCATACTCTCGCACGATCTCCAACTTAGCATTTTCTCGACCCTGACTCATAACTGGTACCAGCTTCTTAACAACAATGTGCCAATAATCTGGATACCTATGAGGATCAGGTACTAAAAGGGAAGGATCAATCATCCCATCAGCCTTGGCATACTGAGGCTTCGGTTTAACATCCACCACAAAAGGTAGACGCCTCCGAACAGCCAAAGGACACCAAAAGAAATGGTCCGCATGTAAATGTTCGCAATTTGTAGTTGCGATCAATAATTTAGCACGGACCGGTGTTTTACCCTTATCATCCAAACTAGCTTGAGGTGGATTCAATGGAACATTGTTACCAATATGAATCACATCACTAGTGGAAGGGTCAACCTCGTTTGTATTTACGGGGTTGAGAAACGCGATATCGTCGAGCTGGATGCACCAACAACTTGTCTGAAAGTTGGTCCAGTGCTCTTCTCGAGGATTACGCGTGTACTTGAAGTGAGCTTCTACACCTAACCCCAATAATCCACCATGAAAGTAGAAAATGAGTTTGGTGAAAGTAGACTTAGCCACTCCTGATGGCCCAGTGATTAGAACGCCAAACGGTGCTTGACGTTCTTCCTGCGCAGCCCGACGGGTGATGCAACTCGCTTTGATGCGATGCAACTCACCCAATCTTTTTCGGAAATA